CCCCGGAACTTCAGGCTCTTTCGGCCAAGAAATACACCCAAGCCGCAAACCAGATGGCGAACGCTGCCAGCCGTGGTGAAGCCTTCGACCCGCTCGACATCATGTACAAGGTGGCAGGCAAAGAGCGCCCGGCTACGGCAGTGCCGGAGACGTCTGCGCCAGAAGTGGCTGCGCCTACCACTGTGGAAACGACTGAAACCGCCGTCGTGGAGCCTACGGGTGCTGCGCCTGCTACAGTAGCAGAAACGGCTACGGTCGAACTACCGACTCCAGAAGTCTTTGAGGATAATCCGGGGGGCGACTGGGAGGTGCGTAAGCAACGCAGTGCTGAACAAGAACAAGCAGAAGCACTTGCTAACGGCGATACGACGGGCATGGAAGCACGTATGCTGCGTGGGTCTACCACGCAGACCATCCGGCGTGTGGAAATCCCAATCGAAAAGTTGCGCACTTTGGAAGGAGTGCTTGGAGAACAACCCGCGCCGGGTGAGCCTAAGTACGACGCACTCCGGAAGTCTGTTGACGAAAACGGTTTTGACCGTGAAAAAGCCGGACTTCCTATGGTGTGGGTCAACCACAACGGTGAGGCATTCCTCTACGAAGGTAACAATCGTGTAGCCGTAGCTGCCGAAGAAGGCGTTACGTCCCTTCCGGTCGAAATCCAATATCGCAACGGGGCGGAAAAAGTCCCGGGTGCGTTTGCGCCCGACCAAGTGTTGGCTGAGCATAATGCGTTGGCCACTGCGCCTGCGGCTCCGGCTGAAGCTGCGCCTACGGCAGCAATGGTTGCCCCCGCTGCGCCTGCTGCGCCTGCTGCGCCTGCGGCTCCGGCTGCTGGCAAACCCAAGGTCGTCTCCAAAGGTAAAGTGGTTAAGCTGACCCCGGCTCAGACGCGCACGGCGTTGGAGAAGGCCAAGGCTATCCGCACCAAGATGAACCGCATCCAGCGGCGCATCGCGGCTACCAACGATACCTCTGGGCTACTGGAAGATGGCATCGAGTTCGCTAAGCTGGCTCGTGGTGACGAAGAAAACTGGGCGCTTTTGCGCGGTGCGATTGATACTCTCGACACCGGCAAGTGGCGCGTCATCCTACCAACGCTCTCCACGGAAGACATCTTCCGTATCCTGAAGGGGCGCATCGAAGGGCTGACTGAGGCTGACCGGATCATCCGGCAGGATGTCACGCGCTTTGAAACTGGCGAATACCTCAAGCTCGCTGGGGAGTTGGAGCAGGTTGCAGACTTCCTGAAGAAGTTTCCCAAGGCAGCGCAGGCGCTTTCGGACCTTGAGTTCGCCACTGTGGCGTATCAGGTTGACCCCTCCAAGGCGGACAACGCCAAAGACTATGCGGCTAAGTTCGACAAGAAGACCAAAGAACTTCAGACTGAACTGGCAAACACAACCGCTGGCGACACCAAGACGCAGAAGAAGCTCCAAGACGCGATCAAGCGGCGCTTTGAAGAGATCGAGAGCGTATATATCGGCGTCCCCGGCGACGAGCGTGTGTTTGGCTGGCGTGATCTGGCGCGTCCGGAAATGGGCGGCAACAAGGGTAAGGAAATCTTCAAGCTCCTCCGCGACGGGCATCGCCGCGATCTGGAGGCCAAGTACAACGCGCATCGTAACCATCTGAAGGAAACCAAAGAAGGTAAGAAGCTCGACGAGGCTCTGGAGAAACTGGAGAAGCAGTTCAAACCTGCGCTTGACCAAGTCATCTACTTCCCGGCCATGCGCTTTGGGCAATTCTATGCACGCGTCGGTACCGGGGCCAACAGCATCTTTAAGATGTTCGAGACTGAGACGCAGCGCAACCAGTTCGTGCGTCTTATGGAGGCCCGCAAACAGCCAGTCACAGACGTTGGGAACGTCCAAGACCTGCGTAATCAGTTTGAGCAGGTGTCTGGTGGGCCGCTCAAGGAAGTGCTGGACCTGTTCGAGGATAACCCCAAGGACATCGGCGCGTTGCGTAGTCAGGTCTTCGACATCTGGCTCCAGAGCCTGTCGGCTGGCGACATGCGTAAGCACATGGCTCCGCGCAAGATGCGCGCTGGTTACAGCACGGACATCCTCAAAAACTACGCCAATTTCCGCCGGTCTTCCATTAACAATGTGAAGCGCGCTCAGTTTGGCTATGCGCTGCGCAATGAGATTTCGCGCGCCAAGGACTTTGCAAAGGACAAGCCCGACCGCACCAAGCTGGAGACTTTCATCAACGAGATCGAGCTTCGCACGATGGGTGAGCTTATGCCGCCTGACCGCGACAACTCGATGTTGGAGCAGGTTGTTCGTTTCGGTAACAAGCTGGCGTTTTACCAGTATCTGGCTAACCCCAAAACTGCGGTCATCCAGCTTACGCAGCTTCACATCGTCGCGCTCCCGATGCTGGCTCAAAAGTACGGTTCGGCCAAGGCGGGTACAGCGCTTGCCAAATACGGCTTCTCTGGGTTGGGTGGCTTCGTTGCCAGTCCGCTCAAGTCGGTCAAGCGCGAAGACGGTAGCTGGTCGTTCAACTGGGAGCAGCCAACGCTGCTGGACAACCCGGTCTCTGCCGTGAAGGAAGAGAGCGACCCTGAGCTTTACGAAGTCCTGACCGAAGGTTGGAACGAAGGACGCGACCTTAACCTCTGGATGGATACCTTCGCCAACGACATTGGTGGTTACGGTAACCTCGACCCCCAACAGCGCACGGCGCTACAGGAGCTTATGCGTGGTCGTCCGCTGACGGCTGCGCTGCGTGGCACTACCTTCACGTTCGAGGCCATGGGTGCGCTCATGCACCAGATGGAGCGTATCAACCGCGAAGCTACCTACATGGCTGCGCTTGAGCTTGGGTACCGGGAGAACAAGGCGAAGGGCATGTCGCACGATGCAGCCAAGAAGGCTGCTATCGACGCTGCTGTGGATACCACGCTACAGGCTACGTTCGACTTCTCGACGTACAATAAGCCACGTGTCCTCACCACGCTGCCGGGGCGCATCGCAGGTCAGTTCTTCACTTACCCGTACATGATGTCGTCGCTTCTGGTGCGGAACATGTACACGGCGATTAAGTTCGGCCAGCTTGAGCCGGGTGAGCGCCTAGCCGCTGCGCAGGTAGCGACAGGCGCGCTGGTAAACATCGGCCTCTATGCCGGGCTGACTGGCATCCCGCTCTATGGGCTGTTCAAAGTCATTGGTAAGATGCTGGCTTGGGCTTTCGATGACGAGGACGAGGAAGGCGGCCTCAGCTACATCGACAAGGATGGCAACATCAAAGCCACCTATGACATCGACTGGTGGTACCGGAACGTGTTTATCCCGCGCCATTTTGGTCCGGACGGCACCGTTGCCAACCTCTTCGGGCTGGAAGACGACACCGCTGCGCTGCTTGCGCGCTCTGTTGAGAAGGGTCCAATCTCGGCCATCACCGACATTGACCTCGCCAACTCGGTTGCGCTCGATTTCATGTTCTTCCTACCGAAGGAGCCGCGCTCCGATAAGCTGGAAGACCAGACCCGCGAAGTCGTCTTCAACATGGTCACTGGCGCTGCGGGCGGCACACTTATGGACTACTTCCGGGCTGGTAAGGATATTGCGAACGGCTATACGGATCGCGCCCTTGAGAAGCTGCCCAAGCTGTATGGCAACATCGCCAAGGCTAACCGCTTCGCGGAAGAGGGCCAGACAAACTACGCCCGTGAGCTTGTGGGTATGGACGCTGAGTTCTGGACGACGCCTAAGGCTATTCTGCAAGGGCTTGGCTTTGCCTCAACCGAAGCAGATCAGCGCCAGCAGCAGAACTACGAGGCCAAAGAGATCAAGGCTCGGGTGGCGACAGCCCGCGAGAAGATGCTGGAGAAGTTCCGGAAGGTCGCGCTCGACGCTTATCAGTACGGGTATACCCCGGAAATCCGAGAAGAACGCCAGAAAGTCATGGAAGACTGGCTGGAGTTCAACCGGACGTACCCGACCGATGTCATCGGGCCGGACACGCTCTATGAAGTGCAGATCAACGCCATCACCAAGGCCGCTAGAAGCAAGGTCACTCGGGGTGTGCCGCTGGATGAAAAGGGCAAAACGCCTTACCTGCGTGACATCTACGTCCAGCGGGTGAAATCCGAAGAGAAATAAAAGACCCCCGGCTGCTAGGGGCAACCGGGGGCCGAAGTGATGCAAATCACCAAGGAAGGAGCAAACTTCCGGGGGCATATATACTCACATCCGCCAGACGCGTAAACCCCTAATCCCATCCTCGATGGTCGGTTTAATCAATACCTTGATACAGAGCCGGTTGATGACCACCATTAGTTGTGCCTCGGCCCGCTTGTAGTCCAAGCAGGGGAAGAACATGGAGGCCCCCTTCCGGAAGGCTGGCCAGTTCACTTCGTAGGTGACGCCCTCAATCTCCATCGTCCGAAGTATCCGGCTGCGCGTAGTCGTCGGCGTTCACGAAATCCTCGTCGAGCTTGAACCAGAGGCAGTGGATATTGTCGCCGGAGACCGACATTCCCTTGGACAAACGCTTGGCTTTGCGGGCAACGAGCCGCCCCTGCTCCTCCAATTTATTAAGCGTTTCGTTATAGTTAATCTGATACCGGACGCAGTATTCCTTGAACGGCTTGGCGATAAGGAACATCATCTTGGTGTCCGGCTCGATGCGGATCAGCAACTCACCCTTAGGTTCGCGCTTCGGCAGCGCTGGCTTGTTGGAGCGCTGGTCAACCATGTCATCGACGACGAGGATATTCTGCATGTGCCGGTAGAGGTAGTCCCCGATCACCTGCTCCGCGCCATCCAAGGGAGCCTCGACCTCCTTGCGGAGGCGGTCCACCATCCCACAAGACCAGCCATAGATGCGGTCCATGTCCCAGTCGATCAGTTCGCAGCGTTTGGCGGTCATACCCCCTACGAGATTAACAGCAAGTGTGGACGACCAGAACCGCTCCTTGGGTAGAAGCTGAAGCTCCCGGTCAATCTTGGCTTGGGTCTGGAGGCACAGGTTAACCACCTTCTCCATGTTGTAGAGCACATGGCGTAGGTACAGCGGCCCTGCGTGGCCGTAGTTTTGGAACAGCACTTGGTCGAAGAGGTGCTTGCCGTGCTCCGTGTTGACGACATCCACCAGCCCGATGGGATACTCGATCAGGCGCATCAGTTCGCCTTCCGGGTTGTCCTTCAAAATCGACAGCTTCTCGACGAACGATGAGTTCGAGGTCGAGACCGTGATGTTCTGCCACGTGGTGTTGTTCTCGCGTAGCTCGTTGGACCCGGCAAGCATGCGCTCTTTGCCCTTCCCGTTGGCCAGCGAGTACAGGAAGTCAGAATATTCCTTAGGTGTGGCGTTGGTAAGCTCGTCCATGGTGGCGGGCAGGTTGTTCAAGATGCCGACCCATTGGAGCTTGCCATTCATGGTGTCGATTTCTTTGAGGCGCAGTTCTTTCGGGTGGCCGTAGACGCTGTTGACCATGTTGAGGATCGTCGTCTTACCCGTACCCGAGCGTGGGTTAAACAGGTTGATGACCGCGCCTGTCTGGTTGAGGAACTTGAGCAGTGGCGACCCGAACGCGCTGAGCGCAGCGAACGCCTGTGCTTCCATGCCCGGCTGCCCAAAGAGCGACCAGACGTCCCTCCATTTGTCCAGCGACCCAACCGGACCAATGAACTTGGCCAGCTTGCTCGTGGTCTTTGACGGAGGAGAATAGATGTTACCGTTCGCCGTGATCTCCTGATCGCCAAGGACGAACCTGCTGTTGTTATCGACCCAACCAAATTGCTGTCTCATGATTTCTGCCTTTTGCCTATCTTGTAGATTTTCTGCGGACTTAACTACGTAGTCCATGATGTGATCGAAGCGCTTGCCATAGGTGTAGACCCCGTTGGCTGAGAGCAGCTTGCGAAGCTCGTCTTTCTGCGTGACCTTCGACATCGGTATCGAAAACTCGCGCAAGCCGTCCTGTGGCAGGTGCACCCGCATCAAAGCGGAGTCGCCCTCGCCGGGGTCAAACATGCGCTTCACGACATAGAAGTCGTTGGGATACACCATGTACGGCTCGGCTTCCGCATCGTCCTTGGGAGGCTTGCGCCACACGCCACCGCCTTCGCCCCGGTAGAAGGGGAAGGGATACTTCGGTAGTACGATCTCCTCGACCACACCTTGCGCGGTCTCGACCGCGACTGGCTCGTCTTCCGGCGCTTCCTTGACGACCTTACCCAGTTCCTTCGGCCCGAGGATTTTACCCAAATGCGGGCAGCCCTCGCAAAGCTGCGGGTTCACCGATTTGAACTTGGCGCAGCTAGTCGCCTTCCGGATCGTGGCTACCTTCTTGTTCACGGCGTCCGGGTCGTAATCCGCATGGCCGCTCGACATCATGTGCACCGCCTTATCGGCGTCCTCGCACATTGCAGCCACAGAGAGCGCGTAGAACCACTCGTAATAGCCAATGGTGGCCCGGTTCTTATAGGCGTGGAGAAGCTGGTTACAGCCATCCCCAGCAGCCGTGCGCTGCATGATACGCTTAAAGTTGTAGTCCACCCCAGCCATTAGCGCTTGCTGGCGCGGCGACATCTCGTATTCGTCGTCAAAGATCGTGGCTTGCGGCTTGACCTTTACGCCAAGGATTGATCGCATTTCCTCAAGGGTCGTCGTCTTACCCACGTGCATGATCTGGACGGGGCGAGGCTCGTCTTCCTTGAAGTTAAACGTGCCGGGCACACGCAGGATGCGCGCCACCTCGAACACCTTGTCATCGACATAGAAGTTCTGGGCACGGCACACTTCCTTGAACCGCTCCGCCACTGGCTCCCAGTCACGGCGCGATACATCTTCCTCCAGCGGCCAATAGGCGTGGATGCCGCCGCCGGAGCTTACGAGGGTAGGGGTAGGAAGACCGACTGTTTTACAGAAGGCGCGAAGCGTCTGGAGTCCCGTTTGCTGGTCGATATAGCCATCTGGCCTACCAGTATCCGGGTTGACTTCGGCTTTGCTCTCGCCGCAGTCGATGTCTAGCCAGAAGGCTTTGAGCGCCTTGACGTTCTCCTTAGTGCGGTTGGCACTGGTCGCGTATTTGGCGACCCCGAAGAAGACATTGCGGCCCGCGTTGGAGAAACGCTCGATGAGCGCATCTGCCTCTTCTCTCGTAGCCACAAGCTCCTGACGGACGTCAGCGTTCTTCCCAGTCCCCTTAATACCCACGATGGCATACCAGCCTTCGGCTGGCTGCACGAGGTCTAGGAGGTCTGGTTGTTGCATTGCATCACTCACCATTGCGGGGGAACCCCGCTAATTATTTCTTCGTTAAATAGCGTCAGTCCAAGGAGTTTAAGTAGGACTTGATCGCGTCACACATAGGACCACGGGGATCGCTAGTTCCCATGAACCACGCATACACGGTCTGCCGTGTAACCCCCAAGCGCTCCGCTACGTTGGAGACTGGGATGTCCCGGGCGAGACAAGCCCGCCCGAGTCGCACCCCAAGGAGATTACCGTTGGCCCCCTTGATAGCTTCAGCCATGCGGATACTGTAACCGCGCATGATTAGACCTCTTCGTCGTCGTCAAGCCATTCGTTGAGAACCGATGCCAATTCAGGCTTAGGCGCAGCCGCCGTTTCCTTCTTGGCAGCCCTCTTGACCGGGGCGGGTTCAGCGACGGGTTCTTCCTCGTCGTCGTCATCCGCGAACGGATTGGCCGCAGCCACGACAGGCTTAACTTCGATAGCCGCAGGAGCAGCAGCGCGGGTCGCACCGTCTGTTTCAGCAACAGTAAGCTGGATGTACCGCTGGGTGTCAGGGTCGTCCTGCGCAGCGTCAACCAGACCAGCTTCGGTCTCGGTGAGGTGGCGCACTGCCTTGAACTTCAGCTTCATGGTGTCGGCGTCGAGGTCGTACATTACCCGGGTAACGACGGTATCGAGACCTTCGCCATTGGCGCGCAGGAAGTTCTTGTAGCTCTCGAACGGATGGACGTTGCCCACGCCCTTGCCGAACAGCGAGGTCGCAGCGAAGCTCATCTGGTAAACTTCACCACTCGGATCACCAGCCACGAGGACAGCGACACGGCGCTGGAAGCGGCAAGCCTTGCCCTTCCCGTTGGTGCCTGAACCTTCGACGTTCTTAGGGCAAGCAGCGCAGGTGGAAGACTGCGCGTTGGGAGCCTTGGCATCAGGCTTGTCACCCAGTGCCGACCAGCAGTCGGGCAGCGTCGGCTTGGAGTCCGGATCGTAAGCGGTAGCATAGAACTGCCGCGAGACGTCCTTCAGCCAGTCGATGATGATAACGTCGAGTTCGTGCGGGACAGCCTTACCGATCTGCTCACCACCCACGATGCGCTTGAAAGTGCCGTTGGTGTTGGTAGCGATGCGGCGGAGGCCAGCGCCACTGCCCATCTTGTCCGCATGCCGGGATTGGCGGCGGACAGTCGGAAGGTTACTGGACTCTTCGAAAATGGTAATGTTGCTCATTGGGTTTCTCACTTCTCGGTGGGTTTGCGGACTTGGACAACATACTTGTTATCGACCTGAAGGCCGATAGGGAGGACGTCCGGGTTTTCCTCCAGAAACTGCTTCATGTTGGCATTATGTACACGCTTCTCCAGCAGGAACGGCGCGTTCTGCTCAACGATGAACTTGTGCATCTCCTCCCAGTCGGTTGACCAGTAGCGGGTTTGGACACGCCGCGATACGGTGCCGAACGGGGTCTTGATGCTATCGACATTCTGCTCATTGCAGAAGTTGAGAAGCTCGGTGGCCACAAGGTCCAGCTTCTCTTTCAGGGACGCGACCTTAGCCTCGTGGGCTTCCTCCTCGTCTCCGATGGCCTTACGCAGCTTGCGATAGGCCGCAACTAGATCGTTGATTGGTACAGGTTCTGACATGGTTTGCTCCTTGTTGGTGGCTTGAGCCACGCTCTTTATCTACCGACGATGCTATACAGTGTCAAGTTCTTGTCGGTACAGGTCGATGATTTTTTGGTGATTGTCGATGTTGTTCTGGAGCATTGAATAGAGGCGCTCCTCGACCTCGCTGCCCTTCACGTGAACCACGGTCATGGCATTCTTCTGGCCCGGACGATTGATGCGGGCGTTGGCTTGCAGGTATGTCTCCACGGATGTCACCGGGGCATACCAGATGATTGTGTCTGCTGCCGTAAGGGTAAGCCCATGCGAGGCCGCCTGTGGCTGGATGATGAGCACATGCGGGTTCTTCTCGGTCTGGAACCGCTGGACGATCTCGCTGCGCCGGTTGACTGGCACCTTGCCGTTGATGACGTCGCAGGAGATGCCTTCCTTCTCCAGCTTGGCGCGTAGAAGCTCGATGGTATGGGTGAAGGGGACGAACACCAGCACCTTGTTGCTGGCCTCCTCGATGACTTCGAGCACCACGTTGAGGCGGTTGCTGACGTCGAACTCCAAGACCTCACCAGTATCCGTGTAGACCGCGCCCCCGCTGATCTGGAGGAGCTTGTTGATGCGGGTCGCTGCGTTGACCGCGCTGACCTCCTCACCTTGGGCTTCGAACAGCATCTGGCTCTTTAGCTGCCTGTAATACTTCATCTGCTGCGGCGTGAGCGGCGCTTCACGTTCGAGGTGCGTGACATCCGGCAGGTCGAGGCAGTCCTTCTTCTCGAACCGGATGGCAGGTTGGAGCATGTTGTGCACCACCTCCTGCGCCTTGGGCTTCGGCACCCACTTGAACTGCGTCACCTTCATCATGACCTGATCGCGGTACGACCCATAATATTTGGGGCAGTTGGGCGTGTCGGCCAGCTTGGCGAGGCCGTAAGCGTCAAGGGGGCTTTGTGCTGCTGGCGTACCTGTAAGCATCCATAGACGCGGGTTGTTCGCTTTCACGATCTGATTGAGGACTTTCCAGCGGTTGGTCTGCGCGTTCTTGTAGGCGTTCGCCTCGTCCACCACGATCAGGTCGAAGTCACCTTGGATAATCTGGTCTTTGACGATAGCCAGCCCGTCGAAGTTTATGATGACGAACTCGGCCCCGGCGTTGATGATCTTCTCCCGCTGCTTGGCCGACCCATGCGCCACGCTGCACGAGCGGTGCATGGCAAACTTGAACAGGTCTTGCTGCCATGCGGACTTCATGATCGACAGGGGGCACAGCACCAGCACCCGGTGCACCAGCCCGCGCTTCATGAGGTAGTCGGCTGCCCAGATGACGCTGGCGGTCTTGCCCGTGCCCTGCTCGTTGAAGCAGAAAGCCCTGCGCCGGATCGAGAGGAACGAGGCGGTCGTCTTCTGGTGCTCAAACGGAGTCAGCTTACCTGTCCATTCGTAGGACTTAAGCATGGGCGACGGGACTTCGTTGAAGCCCAGCCCAGCGAGGATTTCGGTCTCAGTGTGTCCCCATTTGACAAGCACCCCCTCCTGCGTCTCTGCGCTCTTGTGGATGTTGTCCGTAATGACGGAGGGGTCGCGGACGCTGAACAGCAGCGCCTTGTTCTTTACGATCTGCACCAGTTTGCTCCTTGGTGTTTATTTCTTGCGTTCGCGCTTGCTCGTCTCGGACACGAGGTTCCCCTTGCTATCCCGCTTGAACGAGCGGTTGGTAGAGCGGCTTTCCACCCGTAGCCCGGTCTTGTTGTTGCCACCCTTGTCGAACGCCTTCACGTGGGCAACGTCCTTGCCATCACCCTTCTTGACCTTACCAGCCTTCATCAGCTTGGCACGGGCTGCGTTGCGCGCCGTGCGGTTCTTGATCTGCTCAGGCTTGCCCTGATAGCGGTCGTATTCCTGACGGTAATTCCGTGCCATCACTTCCTCCGTGGTTTCCAATGCTCACAGGAGGTGACGGGGCACCATCCGCACAGTGGGCTAGTTTGGGCGTTCCATATACCATTTTCCATCGCCGCTTCCAAGCGGTCCAACTGGTTATCGAACACGGACATATAAGTGTTAAGCTCTTCCCGCTTATGGGTTTTCTTCGGGAACTCGTGGCTTACCACATAGGCCAGCGCCGATTTAATAACCTGCAGGTCTGGATACTTTACGAATAGCGCACCAGCCATAAGGTCAAGCTGCTTCATGTCGGCGTATTTCGCGTTCTTGCCAGTCTTATAGTCGATCATCCACGCCCGGTCGCCATCGAGGATCAGCAAGTCAACGATCCCCCGATACCAGACGCCGCGATGGAAGAAGTCGCAAGGTGCAAAGCCATCCTCGGTCTTCTTCACGCCTAGCTTCAACTCGGTCAGCTTCTCCCCCGGCTTGGATGCCAGCGGCTCCACAATGGGACGCATGAAGGCAAACTTCTCGGGGATGGGAGTGCCATCCTTGATGAACAACTCGGCAGCTTCGTGCACTTCGGTCCCGTAAACAGCGGCCTCGCCGGGGTCGTCCTTTACGTCCTTTGCCACCTTGAGGTGAAAGTACTTCTTCGGACACTGGTCGAAGGTCTTAATACTGCTGTAGGACCATGCGGTCATGACACTTTGATCTCCTGCGCCGCATGGCGCACTTGGCTTATGGTGTTGAGCAACGCCCGCTTCTCGGACTCTTGCTTCTTGCCATGAGGATACACTGCAACGAGCCTTCCCGCCAGCTTTACTTTGTTGTGTTTCTTACCACTTTCGATTTCCCAAGGGAGGCCCGTTTTAGTTAGGGCCTCCCGCAGTTCCACTGGTAGTTTCACCGACTGACCCCTCCAAGACGGTCTGCCACTAGCTTAGCATACCCAGCAATATCGAGCCAGCTATCGCGGTTCGCGGGGTTGCCGTTCACAATCCGGCTGATCTTCACTGCGATCATGTCGAGTGCCAGAAGCTGGTCGGGATACAGGTGCAGGTCGTTGCGGGCGACCGCGTTGTGCATCACGCTTTTGATCTTGATGGCGATGTCTGCGCTCTGCATGAACGAGCCATACTGGTCGGCCCTTGTGTCTAGCACCTTATCCACTTCGTTGGCCTTGGCTTCTGCCGCTGCTTCAGCCTTGACCTTGGCGGTAGCCTCGGCCTTGGCCTCTTCTGCCTTATGCGCCATCTTGGTTTTCAAAGTGTGGATGTAGCTATAGCTGACCGACATGCGTTCCCTGATCTGCTTGGGTGTGTAGCCTGCGTTGAGCATGGCCAACACGGCTTCAGCCTTGGTCTTGTACTTGCTCGGAATAATCTTAGGGATATTCATGGTTTGCTCCTTACTTTAGATTGCCGCCAGATTTGAGGATGTCGCCGTTGTAGACGTAAGTCCCAACGTGCTCTAACTTGATGAACGGGTTGGCGAATACCTGCCCACCATGCTTACGCCACAGTTCACAGAAGTGGTAATCTTCGGACAGCAGCGCTCCGCTTTCGTCGATAGACGTAGCGAAAAACTCATGCGTCAACGGCATAACAAACTCGCCCGTCTCGGCGTTGCGGAACGAACTAATCCGGTAGGTCGGCACATGGGGCATGAGCGCCTCGAACACCCCACGCTTGATGAGCATGAAGCCCGTGCCGCCATGGCGAACCTCGATCAGTCCCTGCTCGTCGGTCTCGGCGTGAGCCTCACCCACCATGTTGAAGACGAAAGCTCCGCCATGGTCTTGCAGGTCGTTCTTACCCTCGCGGGCTGCGCGCTTGACGCTATCCCAGTTGACTTCCTTCTTGGGGTAGATGCCGCACACAATGTCCTTATCGGCCAGCATCAGTTGCGCCACGGCCTCCCCGTCGAAGCCTATATCTGCGTCGATAAACATAAGGTAGTCGTGGCTGCCAGCCAGAAAAATGCGGGCCATCTCGTTGCGCGCACGGGTGATGAGGCTCTCGTTCATCATCTGCGCCCAGAACACAGGCACCCCAAGCTCTCGCATCTTGGCGACAGTCTGGAGAAGCCCCTGCACATAGTGGCCCGTGCACATACCCCCATACATGGGAGTAGCGATCATCAGGCTCGGACGCTTGGCGTCCGACACCTTTACCTTAATCTCATCGCTCATTGTTTTGCTTTCTTGCTTGAACGCTTTGGGATTGACCGATTTGCGTTTTCAATCGCTTTATCTCGGGTCGGGTGAGGGGGCGTTTCGTCCCGTCCGGCATAAGCCACTGAACGATACCCCCCTCAAGGACTAACTTTTTCTTCGTCACTTACCGCCCTTAAATCGACCACGCTCGTCGCGGTCAGTGAGCTTATGCAGTTCGCGGTTGAGCCGCTCGTTCTCTTCCTTGATCCGGATGTTCCCTTTCCACGCAAAGGCCCAGCCAGTTAGCGCCCCGGCCAGCACGAAAAGGACTGCGCCGACTACAAATGCAAAAACGTTCATTACCCTTCTCCCTTCTTTCTTACTACGAATTGGTAACCCGAATGAACGACCTCCACCTGTTCTGCGAAGATATTGACGAAGCTATCAATTGCCAGCTTCGGGCGGTGGAGAATGTTCTGGGGGTCGCCCCACAGGTAATCATCAAATACCATAACTCCCTTGGGCTTGAGTAGTGGCCAAGCCATACAGGCATCGGTCAGCACATCGGGAGCCGTGTGGCTGCCGTCGATGTAGATGAAGTCGTAGATGGGGCTGCCAAACATCTTGGCGTTGAATTGAGAGAGCGCCCACTGCGAAGTATCTTGGTGCTCACACACCCTACGCTCCGGATACTTAGCTGCTAACAGCTTAGTGTTAGCACGGAACCGCAGCAGGGCTGCATCCATGTCCTGATCGTCGTGCTCCTCGCCGCCTTCCCATGTGTCGATGCAGTCGATGTGTGCGCCGTCCTCCATCATGTTCTCAACGATCCAGACCGTGCTGCGCCCCTCGAACGAGCCGATCTCAAGGAATGACTGCCGTCCCGGCAGCAACGGGATAAGCTGCTCCCACACCTGCGGTGCCCAGTGGAACCAGTCTTGGGTGAATTGATATTCTTGGGACACTGCGTCCTCCATCTTTAGGTTTGGCATATTCTTTATGGCTTCGGCCCATGCTCCGGGCGGGCTTTCGTTGTCGATCACGTGGCGCTCTCCATCACAGACCTGTAGTCAAAGAACTCGATGCAGTCCTTGATCCATACCTCTTCGTCACCGAACTCCATCACCTCGGCATCGTAGGTAAAGACCTTTTTGGGAACCTTGATCCGGTTGTTGGCGAAGTCCTGCCCCTTCGGGGTGGCGCGCCATAGACCGGAGTGCTTCTTGGTCGGGTCATCCGTACCATGGCGCTCGATCAAATCCCACCAGCGCATAGTCGCCAGTTGGTTGGACTTCAGGAGCCAGCGCGGAGCCGTCTGGGGGACGTTAACCCATTCGCCGTTGGGGCTATGGTGCGCCAGCCACACCAAGGACCGGGCCATGGTTGTGTTTATGCTACGCCCGTAGACCTTACCCCAGCGGTCACAGCAGGGGCAGCGGCTACCCTTGTCGAAGATTGCTTGCCTCCA